AAAACGAGTAGCTATCCCCATAATTAGGTATTAGGGGGGTATCGATACAAACAGATATAGATTGCTAGATATAAAATAGATATGAAGTTTTTAATTTTAGACAACTCAGATAAAAAAATGCTTTTTGATTTTTTAAAAAGTTTAGAAAATAATTATATTGTCGAAGTGAAAAAAAAGAGAGACACTAGAAGCAACCGACAGAATAGCTACTACTGGAAATGTATTGTTCAAGAACTGGCTAATTCTTTGGGCTACTTCCCAGATGAGATCCACGATATCCTCCGATCAAAGTTCTTATCGGAGTGGGAGATGATAGAAATAAATGAAAAGAAAATAGGAATAAATAAAATTGGATCTTCCAGAAGTTTAAATACAAAAGCTTTTGAAGTCTATGCAGATCAGATAAGAATCTGGGCTTTGACTGAATTAGGTATTAGGCTAATGACACCAAATGAATATGAATAAAAAAAAGCCCCTATTAGATAGAGGCCCAAAATACTGGAAGGTTTTTTATGTTTTTACGACACCGCAAAAATAATAAAATAAAATAAATGGCAAAATTAAATCAGTTTACTTTTAGAAAAAAGAAACAAAAGAAAAGAAAAGGCATCCACTCTAAGAATAAAAGCAGAACAAAAGGAGGGAGTCAATGGGTTAAACCATACAGAGGACAAGGAAGATAATGGCAAGGGGAAGAAAAAAAACACCTACAAGGATAAAAGAATTACAAGGGACAGTCAAATCGGAGAGAATGTTAGACAATGAGATGACAGCTTCGTTAGTTGCTGCTATTCCTAAACCTCCAGAATGGCTTTCAGAGATTGGTAAAAACGAATGGAAAAAAGTTTGTGTTGAATTATTTAACAAACAAATGCTCCATCAAATTGACTTGAGACTTTTAGAGGCTTACGCAAATGCAATAAGTTTGCATATTGAAACCGAAATCTTTTTAAGAGAGAATGGAAGGATTCAAGAATTTAAAAATCCTGATGGAACTTTAAAACATACTCAGGCTTTACCTCAGCAAAAGATTGCAAATGATGCTCTGGATAGAGCTTTAAAAATTGCAACTCAGTTTGGCTTCACTCCATCTGCTAGGAGTTCAATCAATCAGCCTACCTTAATACAGAATAATAACGAATATAATTTCTTTGAATAATGGAAAGAGAAGAATATAAAACGGCTTTAATTTATATGCTAATATTTTTACTAGCCCTCGCTTATGGTATGCTAATATGAGTAAAAAAAATAAATATTATTTCGATGAGGAGTCTGCAGATAGAGCTGTAGCTTTTATAGAAACTCATATAAGACATTGCAAAGGAGACTTAGCAGGGCAAAAGTTTATACTTGAAAAATGGCAAAAAGATGATTTGATAAGACCGATCTTTGGATGGAAACATAAAGACAGCGACTTGCGTAAATATAGATCAGTCTATTGCGAGATACCTAGGAAGAATGGGAAGAGTACACTAGGGGCAGCCGTTGCAATCTATATGCTTTTCGCTGACTCAGAACTTGGATCAGAAATTTTTTCCTGTGCAGGAGACAGGAATCAAGCCTCAATTATATTTGATCTGGCTAAAAGAATGATACAACTCGATCCTCTATTAAGTTCAAAGGCTAAAGTATTTAGAAACTCTATTACCTTCCCTCAGAAAGGAAACACTTATCGAGTGCTTTCTTCTGATGCTAGTTTACAACACGGCCATAATCCTAATGCCATTTTGTTCGATGAGTTACATACACAAAAAACCAGAGAGCTTTATGACACAATGCAGACAGGAACAGGAGCAAGATCGCAGCCGCTTTTGTTTACTATGACAACTGCAGGGGCATCTAAAACAGATGGAAACATTTGTTGGGAAGTTCATTCCTATTCTGAGAAAGTAAAAAAGGGAATTATAAACGATGACTCGCATCTATCTGTAATCTATGCAGCCGATGAAGAGGATGATATACAAGATCCAGAGACTTGGAAGAAAGCAAATCCAAATATAGGCATCTCTGTTACTGAAGAATATTTAACGACAGAAGCGAAAAGAGCTTCAGAGCTTCCTAGTTATGAGAATACTTTTAAGAGATTGCACCTTAATCAATGGACTACTTCTATTACAAAATGGATTTCAGATTCAGTATGGATGGAAAATTATGAAGAGATAGATATGGAATCTTTAAAAGGGAAGCAATGTTGGGGAGGATTAGATCTTGCAAGTACAATGGACTTGTCTAGTCTAGTTTTATTTTTCCCTATGGAAGATCAAAAAGATGTTGTTTTAGTTTGGTTTTGGTGTCCTGAACAATCTGCAGAACTTAGAGGGAGAAAATATAAGCTGCCTTATGACGAATGGATATCGGATGGATATATAAAAGCAACCGAGGGAGATGTACAAGATTATGCATACATAAGAGATGACATTAACCATATTATAAAAGATTATGACTTGCAAAGTATCGCCTTTGATAGATGGAACTCTAGCCAATTAATTATCCAACTAAGTCAGCAAGATGGCATACCAATGTCTCAATTCGGACAGGGATATCGTAGTATGTCCGCCCCTTCAAAAGAACTGGAAAAGATGGTATTAAAAAAAGAAATAAATCATTTAAGAAATCCTGTTCTTAGATGGCAATGCGAGAACGTGCAATTACAAACTGATCCTGCAGGGAATATAAAAATCAATAAGAAAAAATCTTCTGAGAAAGTCGATGGGATGGTTGCTTTAGTGATGGCGATTGGAGAATGGATGACCGATGAAACCGAAGGAGAATCAATATATAACGAAAGAGGAATTTTAACATTTTAAAAAATATGGGAATAGAATTAGAAATACTGGCTTTACTGAGTCCATCTGGATTTGAAAAACGATTTCATAAATACTGTAAAGAAAGCAAAACTTATGAAGATGCTTATGAATTAACAGAGGAAGAGTATGAAAAAAACTTTGGAAAAAGACGCTATGCTTCTTACGACAGCTTTAGAGTTACTAAGAATAGAAAAAATAGAAACAAAGTTACATAATCATTTTGTAAGCTTTTCGTATAATTGCTTGTTTTAATAAGCAGAAAATCTATGGGACTATTAGATACGTTACGAGGAATATTTACAGGAAAAAATAAAAGGGGAGGATTTTATGAAGCGATGAGCGGAAGGTTACGCTCTGGAAATACTGCAGGAGTAATGGTTAGCGATCAGAGTGCTATGAACTTCACAGCAGTATGGGCGGCAATCAGAATACTATCTGAGTCGGTAGCCCAACTTCCTTTATCAATATATGAGTCAGACAAAGCAGGAAATAAAAGTGCTGCAGTAGATCATCAACTATACAACTTACTACACAGAAAGCCTAATGAAAATATGACTACTTATACTTTCATTCAGAAATGTATGATAGACTTATTAACTAGAGGAAATTCATTTGTATATATCAAAAGAAATGGAGGAGCAAGGCCAGTAGAACTTTTGCCTTTAGATGTTAAAAAAGTAAAACTTATTGAAAATGATGGTATTATCTATTACGAATTAGATGGAGGAGGGATAGTAGATTCTTATGATATTTTACATTTCAAGATGATGAGTAAGGATGGCCTAGTAGGAATGTCTCCTATAGATACAGGCGCTCAGGCGATAGGATATGGTTTAGCTTTAGAGCGATATGGAAATTCTTTCTTCAGCAATGGAGCAAAGGTTTCTGGAGTTTTATCAACTGACAGACACTTATCAGATGAAGCGATAGCAAGATTAAGAACATCTTTTAATGAAAATTATACTAGCATAAATGATGCTAACAAGACAATGGTATTAGAGGAAGGACTACAATTTAAACAGATTAGCTTGTCAAACGAAGCCTCACAGTTTCTAAAATCCAGAGAGTTCTCAATTACTGAAATCGCTAGACTCTTTAATTTGCCTCCTCACTTATTAAGAGATCTTACAAAATCTAGCTTTAATAATATATCTGAGCAATCAAGAGAGTTTGTTCAATATTCTTTGATGCCTTATATAGTTATGATGGAATCAGAAATGAATTGTAAACTATTTAGAAAAACCGAGCTAGACATAATGCATACTAAATTTGTAGTTAATGCTTTACTAAGAGGGACTCCAAAAGATAGAGCTGAATATTATAGAGTGATGCTAAATATAGGAGCTTTGAGTATTGATGAGATTAGACAATATGAAGAGCTGCCTACAATAGAAGGAGGAGAAAATCACTTTATGCAGCTTAATATGGCAACCTTAAATAATATTATTGAAGGAGGGACTTTAAAAAATAATGAAGATGCCGATACCGACTCCGAATAATAACGAATCTGAAAAAGACTTTTTAGATAGATGTATGATAGATCCTACTATGGTAGGAGAGTATGATGAAAAGCAGAGATATGCTATTTGCGAATCTCAATTAGAGCAAAACAAAAAAGACGAAGAAATTAAAAATACAGAAGTAAATACTATGGAAAAAACAAATGAGCGACATATTAAAAAAATTACTGAAGACAAAGATACCATTACCATCGTTTACGCTAAAACTG